ACAACCGAGAGAATATTCTTGCAAAGTCTCAATATGATGCGGCTTCTGAAATCGCTTCTCTAAAGAACGAGTTTACACAACTAAGAAAGTCTCTTACTGCTGAAAAGGAAACAATCCTAAAGGCACAAGAAGCGGCTACTATTACTCTACCATCATTGAATGACATTTCGGAAATGGAATGGTCGGATATTCATAAGATGGCTGGAGGAAACCTTTGAGGTGATTTACCATGACAGGATATATTAACACAATTGCAGACTTAGAAGCCCAAACCTACGGAATGAACTTGAGTGGAAGCACAAACATGCTTCTCAAAACAGCCGGTGCAGTCACCGGTATTCATGGTGGCCATGATGCGGCTACACAAACTTCCGCAACTTCCGGTATTGCCGGTAATCTCTACAATGTCCTTTACGGACAAAAGGTTTGGTCAATGCTAAACCGAGAAGTCAATGCTTTGTCGGTTATGTCAAAGAGACCCTACACATCAAGCGGTTGGAGAGTTCTTTCCAAGCGACCTGCTGGTGGCAGTGGAAACGCACACGCCTTTACCCGAACCGGTACTGATTTGGTTGGTACTGATGCACCTCGACTTGACAGTATTGGTGGCGTTCCAGAAAATGCTTCCCTTTCAACAAGTGGAGATGGCTTAATTGCTATTGCACCGGAATACTCGACTCTCTTTATGAGTCCTAAGACCATTGCACATCAGTTCGACTTTAGCGAACTTGCTATGGAAATGGCTCAAATTGACGACGGTATTGGTGACATTAGAGCACAAATGCGAGAAGATATGGGTAAGCACCACGCAGAATCGCAGAACTTGATGCTTGTTTCTCCTTTGGAAGCCTATTTGGATACTGATAAGAGCAACGCTTCTGTCAACATTGAAAGAAACTACACTTCTCTTTACAAGGTTATTTCCTCTAACGCAGAACTTGACCAAATGGATACTGATAACTTCCCTGTGAGTTCAATCACAGGTGACATTAGCACAGCATACCACATCTATGGTACTAACCGTGACAGTGCATCTTTCCTTGATGCTGTTGTTGAAGATGGTGACGGATATGCAAGTGGCGATTCTCGACCATTTACGCTAACACTTATGAACAAACTTTTGAGAGAACTCCGTGAAAATGGCGGTTCCCCAAAGGTCATTCTAACAGGATACGACACACTACAAACTCTATCGGACCTTCTACAAAGCCAAGAGCGATTTATGGACCGAAAGGAAATTGTTCCTACTGTGAACGGTGTTCGTGGTGTTAAGGGTGCAGAAGTTGGTTTCCGTGTGGCAACCTACTACGACATTCCATTGATTCCAGTTATCTCAATGCAAAGCACTTCTGCTGATTCGGGAACTATCTCCGATATGCTTGTTCTTGACACTGACCATCTATGGCTTGCTGTTATGAAGCCTACACAATACTTCGAAGATGGTATTAGCAACGGCAACCCATTCGGTGTCGGACAACTCGGAAACCGAGCATTGTACCGCACTATTGCGGAAGTCGGCTGTTCGTACTTCAAGGGTCAAGGCAAAATGACCAACCTAAAGTGAGGTGTTTTGAATGGGATTGATAAAGGCAGTCACTATTTTAGCAGACCACAAAGGATTCACAACTCCGAGAGTTTCCGGAGATGAATATTTTGTGGATGCAGTTATTGACATTAGCCAAGTTGTTGCGGCTGGTTCAGTGATTCCGGCTTCGGATTTTGGTTTGAAGTCGATTACTGCGGTTATGATTACAGGAGACGATAACCCTAACAATAGCACTAATGACATTGCTATCAAAGTAGAATGCAGTGCTACCGGTGCGTATGAATCAGCGACTTCGGTTGCTTTTATGCATACAACAGTGGCCAGTGGAACAACGCTTTCCAACGATGCTAACGGTGGAAGTGTTCGTGTTCGTGTCTATGGAAACCTTTGAGGTGTTAATTTGCCTACTGTGAAACTTGTAGAAGGGGCATCAATCACCCGATTAGAGTCTCCAAATGGGAGAGTTATGCGAAGAAAGACTACCAAAGTACCGGTAGACTGGGCCTTGTATCGACTTAAAGACGCTAATCTAATGTTTGTGTTTGAAGAATCCGATAGAGAAGAACTGCTCAAAACTGACGAAAAAACCCTAAGAAGGTTGAGTCGAGTTATGGGTGAAGAACTCAAGAGTGCATCCGATTTGGCTGACCTACTTCTTCCTAAAGTGAAGAAGGCAGGTCGCCCAAAGAAGGCAAAAGTGGCATCTTCTCTAACTAAGAAAGAGTAGGAACCGTTAATAGGCTTGGGCCATAACGAAATATTGGAGAGAGATACATGGCAGGTATTTGCAGAACCAGTGGAGTAAAGACAGCAAGTGCGGTAATTACCTCTACAAGAGCAATGCTTACCAGCCTACACATCACTTCCAATAACGATGCGGCGGGTTCTGCTGGTCTTGTGACTATAAAGGTTTTCAATTCCAACAGTGCCTCCCTCGGCGGAAAGACAGAAGTTGCAAGATACTTGCATTCTCAAGCCGACCAAACCGATATTCGTAATATGGAATACGACATGCACAATGTCATTTGTGATGAAGGGATTTACCTCCAAATTACCAACACTGGCGGCGCATCTGCGGCTGTTAGTGTGGAATTTTCGTGAGGTGAAACTTTGGCGGCATTGAATCAAGACACACGGTTGGTTATGACCATCCTATTTGTGGGAGTAATGAGCGGTACGAATGTGTTTTCTTATGCACAGTTCGGAACAGGGTTCCCTTATGGGCCATTAGCACATTCTTTCCTATTCGGGTTGGGAACCATTGGGGCCATTATGGTTATGAAAGCAGTTTTTGATTTAGCCCTAAATGACCGAATTGAAATGTGGCTACTTGACAGAAAGATTGCGGCTTTTTGGGAAAGAAAAGCAAGAGATGAGCAACAGCGTCAAAAGATGAGAGAGAGTGCAAAGCAATATAACACCACTTTTTCTTATACTCCACCCCTACAAGAAGAAGAGAACAGCGTAGTCGGAAGTGAATTTTTAGCCACATTACAATGAGGTGCGCTAAATGGTCTTTGGAGATTTAATGGGTTTTTCCGATTCGGATTATGCCTACAATCAACAAAGGGCGCATTCTGCTGATTTGTTTTTTATTAAGATGAGAGCATGGTTTTGGGGCAGTTGTGCCACATTATCAGCATTACTCATTGGAAATATTATGGGTGTTTTTGACATAAACATCATGGGTTGGATAATTGGGTTAGTCAAATCTATATTTGGAGGCCATTAAATGTCTTTAATGACAGGCTTTGCCATACTGGTAGGGGAAGCAGTAATAGGATTCTATAAGAAGATTCATGCTATCAATTACGGAGTATATGGTGCAACAATGGTTGGTAAAACAACATTAAGCCATCAACTTAGAACAAGAGGAGAAGTACCGCAAGTCAATGAAAGAACTATTGGAAGAGCAAGTGCCTCTCGAAAGACCATTAAAATTGATGGAGAATCCCACACTATAAAATCAGCCGATATTGGAGGAGAAGCAATATATTGGAAGGAATGGGAAAAAGATATGATTAAGAGAAGACCAAAATATATTATCTTTATGATTGACCATAGACATTTAGATAACACTTCTAATTTAGACCATCAAGTTGCTTGGAAGTTTCTTATAGATACCATTACCTCTAATCTTTGGTCTACTGGTAAAAGAAAAAAAGAATCCGATTACCCTTTAGCAGTATCTATTTGGGCTAATAAATATGATATTTGGGGAGAAAAGTACAAAGAAGATGTTGAAATTACTAAACATTCTATCTTTGAACCCTTTTCATATGGGATGAGAAAATTAAATGATAAGGGAATACCTTGTTTTAAATACATTGTTTCTGCAAAATCCGATTCGGAAATGGTGTATAAAGGGATAGTGACCATGATAAAAGACTACTGAAAGAGATGAATATTATGTACGAGCAACAAATTATAGGGCAGAACTTAGGACCGCAACATTCGTTTAATCCTACTTTAAGTCCAATTCAGCAAGCAAGAACAACAGGGCCAGTTATGGAATTTAGACCCATTTCGGTTAAGCCAGCAAAACAGAAAAAAGAATTTATTAAGGTTTTACAAGCAGAACCTAAAAAATTTCTTTTTATCAAGTATGGTAAAAAATTCAATCTAAGAGATAGGTGCGTAGTTTGTGGCTTCCATCATATTTGGGAACAAGGAGACTATTTACGACCACCTATGCCTCTCGATAAGGTAGTCAAAGGAAGACCACTGATGGGAACATACTGCCCTAAGCATGCTTCTATTTGGCATCAATTAGAAGTGTTAGAACAGCAGATTATGGCACAAAAACATGGGTTGGAATATAAAGGGTTTAAGAGAAAAATGCCTAATATTTTGAAAGGAGGGCCACTAACTTCATTAAGCAAACAAGACATTTCTTCTTTGACTGCCGCAGGTTATTTTATTAAACCTCCCACCCTGCGTGATAATAGGTCGGCTACCAACGAGTCGATTGAAATTGTCGGGGAAATCAACATATTAACAGATAGGTTGAACTACTTGATGATACACGAAGGAGTGAAAGTCAATAGGCCGACGCCGGAGACGGATAGCAAAGGAGACTTGGAGGAATAAACATGGTTTTTGGAACAAGCAATAAAGCAGTAATGGGCGCAGTACAGGCGCAGAACGATACGCAATTCAAAACAGTGAACAACCTACTTTCTTTACAAGATAACCATGTTGAAGAGTTTTTCCAATATCATGGCCAATCATTCATGTCTTCTCTTGAAGTGCTAATGGAAGATGTGACAAAAAGAGTTGTTTCGGAAATGCTATCCAAACTTACATTCACTACAAATGGGGGAGTCATTACTTTAAATCAAGAATGTCTTCGAGAATACGAAAAGATTACCCAAGAAAATATAGAGGTTGATATTTCTAAAGTCTTAGAGAGTGCTTTAAACACAGAAGTTATCAATCAAAGAAAAATGGCAAAGCAACAATACCTCGAATCCCAAGGCTTTGGTGGCGGTGTTCAACCAACGGCAGTTGCCGCTCTTGCGGGAGTCACAGGAAATATGCAACAGTATCAACAAATGCAAGGGGCTACTCAAAATGGAACAGGCTACCCCATCCCTCCAAACGGTCAAGATGGATATGGTCGCCCATACTGGATTGACCAGCAAACTGGGCAAATGAGTTATGAGCCTCCTTCAAGTGGATTACACTTGGGTTCAGCCATTCAAAAAGGAGCGGCTTGGGCTAAATGGTTAATGTGAGGCGATTTAATTGGAGCAAGTAGCCTTTCGTTTTGGTGGCAATAATTTTGCTTTTCCCGACGACAAACCCACTATGAGGGGCAAACTTGTAGAATTTTTGTCCGAAGAGGAAGACAGGCAGGGATTTAGAGACGACCTCCAAACTCTTATGAGAGATGTTAGGGGAACAGATAGAGAAAGCCCTATTAGAGAAAACCTGTCTTCTCTTTTAAAAGAAGTGCTTAAAGATAAAGATACTTCATACAAGGCATACAAGGCAGATGGAGATGCTTGGAGTGATTATATTGCCCCCGATGGCAGTACTGTGTCTGCTGATGAGAAAGATGCCTTTGCAAGAGAGACTTCCTTATATGAAGTATTTACTGATACTAAAAAGTTTTATGAGTTAATTGGGGCAACATCATTAAAATTTGGTAGAGACATTGACGATGCTAAGATGCCTAAATTAGATTTTTCTGAATTTGTTAAAGATAATGCGTTGGCCCCCATCTTTGCAGAAAGCACAGGTGGCATTACTTTAGAAGTCACTATTAAGATTCCAAAAAATGTAAGGCTTTTATTGAGTAAAGAGATTCTTGGTAAATTGAATAGAAAGGATAGGAAAGAATACATTACAAAAACATCTACTATTTTGGAAGGAGTGACTCTTGGAATGGCATTTGTAGGATTAAAAGGCACTGAATTGCTTATTGAAATTCCAGAAAATAAAGGCATATTTAATACTGCGCCGTTGATTACTGATTGGTATGTTAAGCAAATTAGGAAAGCGGGTATAAGAAGCGGGGGCTTTGTCCCTGCTGGAGCAACCTATACCACTGGTGTAGAATCGAACATTAAGGTTAGCGTGACAAGATACACAATTCCAATAGATTTAACAGAAGTACTTGGCCACATTACGGCAGAATATATCGAAAAAGAATTTGTAGAGTACTTAACAAGCACTGATGTACCTTTAGAAGATGATGAAGATAAAGAACTTACTATTTTAGAAGAATATATTAGTCCCAAAGAAATAGAAGATGCGGCCCTTAAAAATGATAAAGTACAAATGCTTGTTAAAAGAATATCTTCTCCGTATGACATTTCATTATTAGAATTAGATTGCAGGATTAGGCAGATTAAGACTCCTAAAAAAGCAGACTATTCTAAAGCATCTATATCGGAAAAGAACGCACAACTACAAAAAGCCTTTAGAAATGTCCCTCTCGGAGTAAAGGAAGATGAACACCAAGTTGGTTCTTTTGATTTCAGTTATTATTCTAAAGCAGGTCAAGTTAAAAAAGATAAGATGAATGACCACTTAAATGAAATCAAAACAAAAGTAGAGTATTTAGAAGCCTACGGTATTAATGGAGGAATTTAATGTGTCAATTACCAATTCCCCAAGTGACTTTCAACCAACTGCTGAACCTAAATATAGCGATGGTTTTGGATTCTACACGGACTACAAAGAAGTAGCGAACTTATTACAATTGCCACATTTTGATACAAGCAATACTTATCCTACAAGAGCGCAAGTAGGGAGTATTATTAAGAGAGTAGAAGGTATTGTAGATGATAAACTAAAAAGGTCATATAGACCAATCATTACTAAAAAAGAAGTTCATAACTTTGAATACACCAATAGGCCCGGAATGACGCTTTTTGGAGGATATGTTGGGTTTATTCAGTTAAGAATGATGAAAGTTCAAAAGATTGTATCTTTACAAGTTTGGTCGGGTAGTGGATATAAGGAACTTGCTTCTGCTCAAGGCTCAATTAACCTTCTTGAAAATTATAGAGACATGCATTCTATTATCTTACAGTTGCCTAATAGTGGGGCCTCTTTTGAATTAGTGGCAGAAAGCGGAGTCGGGACAGCATTAGGGTCCGATGAATTTTGCACAGCATATGGAAAAAAGACCACTGCAAGTGAAATAGTCTCATTAGTGAACGAAGAGTTCCCCAGTACGCACAAATATACAAAGGCATTCAGTCCCAAGGCTCTACAAGACACAGGGGACTCTCTCGACATATCGGATTTTTTCTATGCTCAAAAGGAGGAGGGAAAGGGGTCCAGTGTCCTCATATCCTCTCTCCTTTCGGGAGACGACGGTTCCGAGTGTATTATTAAAGCCACTATCAAACAATCATGCACAACGGCCAATACTGATGCCACATTAACAGTTGCAGATTCAAGCAAGTTGTCTGTAGGAATGGTTGTTTCTGGAACTGGTATTCCGACCAATGCTACAATTGCTTCCATCACAAACTCAACTACTTTAGAGTTAAGTGCCAGTGCAACTACAAGTGCTACCAATACCTTGACCTTTACTACTACGGATGAAATACCGAGCGTTTGTTCGTTATCTTCTTTTACGAGTAGTGAGGACATGAAAAGAACTGGCGACTATTGGGTATTAAATGAAGAAGGAAGAGTTTTCTTTTTACAAGATTATCCCTACCATACTCGCAATTCTGTGTTTGTCACCTACATTGCAGGTAATAATCGGGTTCCAGCCGCAGTTCACGAAGCGGCCACAAAATTAGTTGCCGCAGAAATTATACGACATGACGACCAAAGCATTTTAATTACAGAAACAGGGGCTAACATCTCCACTAAAGAAAAATACGACATTCTTAGAAAGGAAGCCATGGATACCCTAAAAGGGAAAAGCGATATTGTATATCTAATTTGAGGGATTGTGTTGGCTATCAAAATAGACTTGAAGCACTTAGATGAACTCATAGAGATACAGAAAGAAAGAAAACTCGCTATGGACGATTTATCAATTCGATTAGGAATAGACATTTCTTTTAGCAATGAAGAAGTTATTAAATTCGCAATAGAAGAGTATGAAAAGCAGATTGAAAAGGAAGTCAATAGGGAGGTAGAAGAATGGATGAAGTCACTTTACTCATAGACCTCCTATCGACACAGTGGGCCACTAATGCTAATGCTCTCAATACCGCAGGGGTTATTTCAAGCACCCCTTTGCCGGAATTTATTGATATTCGTAGCATTACTGCCAACAAAGGAAAAAGAGTAGATATGGGAAGATTTGACACCACTGCGGTAGTCTTTGAAGATTCTCAAAACATTGAATATCCTACCGTACACTATGATGTGCGACATGAAACCTACAATTTTACAATTCACTTGAGAACCCTACATGATGAGCGGGGAGGCTTCGATGCTTCTTACGGAAAGGATAGGCTAAGGGCTATATACCTGATACTTCGTAGAGTGATTGAGTCTAACCGCAAAGGATACTCGGCTTCGGATGATTCGGGACATAAGTTTGATTTAATTTTTCTCGGACCAAGAAGTGAAAGCAATGATAGGGCAAAAAAACTATTCGGATACAAAGTCACAGTAGAAGCAAAAAGATTCGCATTAGCACTCCCTTAGTAAGTTTGTAAAGGAAAGGAGAGAATAACATGTCAGCAGAAGATATATTTTTAGGAAGCCAAGCCAGTTTAACATTAGTTCCAGAAGTGGATTTGTATATCCCGTTAGACCATAGCGCAAGCACAGGGAGTGTAGTAAGAGCACATGATGATTGGGAAGCACATTTCTTAATGGTAAATAACATCTATGTTGGTTGTACTGTTGAGTTGTATGCTACTGGCGCACCGACTACTGTTATTTCTACTCACACTGTCACCACTAACGACGAAAAAGACTTAACGCTTACACCTGCACCAAGAACAATTGTTTCTGGAGATTTTATTCACATTAGAGGATATGGTGCGCCTTGTGTCGGGGAAGCGAATGGGGCAGTTAAAAGATTAAACGCTGATAATTGGCTTGGTCTTCTTGAAACTTCTTCTTTCCCGAATGTCGAAGTTGAAATGAAACAAATGAATCTTTCTCTCGGCGGCTCAAGAAACTTTACTCATCAATACAAAGGTATTGAGACTGCCTCCGGAGGAAACTTAGCATTGATGGCAAATCATGGTGCTTTCTTGTATTATGCTTTAGGGCAATGCACAGAAATTACCGCTACTTTTGGAAATCCTTCTGCTCGTTCACCAACTGATTTGTTAAATGCTCATGGAACGCCTACGGTTGATGATAGACGACATGTTTATCTTGAATCTGCTAATTCAACAGGAGAACATACAGTTAGTACTTTTTTATCACAAGGCCCATTCTTTTACAAAACCGCAAGAGCATCCAATACTTTAGTTCCTCCTTTACTTCATGGTTTTGATGCTGTCGCAAATTCGGAATTATTGAATAGAACAACCTCAACCGCTACTGCGCTATCCCAACCAATTACTTACAAGTTTGGGGAAGCAAATGGGGAAAGACTACCTTCTTTTGCTTTAGAACAAACTATGGCTAAGTCCAGCACATTAACAACAAATACTGATGGTACTAAATCGGAAGATACTACATTTGTTAGAATTGCAAGAGGAAATCGAGTTAATACATTAACAATGACTGCTAATGAGAATGAAGAAGTTAAAATGACGCTTGATTTAAATTCAAGAGCAGTTCATGCTTTAGATAAAAATGAAAACTATGAAGCGAGAGGCGGGATTTCAGATAATCGCCAATTATTTAACTTTGAACAAGCAAATGACTCAAGCACAACAGATAAAGATGCTGAATTTTTAGAACCCTTCTTCTTTTCAAATGGTCTATTTAGTATCTTTGGGCAACAGTTCTTGAAGGTCACAAACTTAACTCTTACTATTAACAATAACTTACAAGATAAGAGATTTATTGGAGTAGGAAATAAAAGCATTAAAGAAGCAATTCCAGCACAAAGAACTTATGAAGTGTCTTTTACTGCTATGGTGACTGATGATAAATTGTTTGAAGAATTGCTAAATCAAACAGAAGTCGGAGATACTTCTTCAACTCTTCTTACTTTACAATTCGATAAGGCTAATGGTGAACAAATTCTAATTAAGTTGCAAGACTACTATCTAAGTGCGGCTAACTTTACTATTCCTGACGATAAAGGCCCAATTACAGTAGAAGGAACTGTTATGCCAAGAACTTTGAACTCTTGCACAGTCAAAACACATTGGGTTTTACAGGGGTGATTTGATGGTTTCAAAAGCAGAAAAAAGAATTTTGATTCAAGAAAGACTAAAGGCGGCTCCTAAAAAGAAGCCAGCAAAGAAAGACACTCCAAAGAAAGAATCTAAATTAACTGAATAATTTTCCACCAACACCGTTTGTTTGTTTGTTGGTATTAAAGGTGGAATATATGGAAAAGAAAATTGTAAGTGATAAGAATGTGCTTTTTGCACTAACCGAGCCTACGCTACACTACATTAGAGTAGCAGAAGATAAAGACGAATACCTCAAAGTATGGGTTAAAGAACCTACTTGGCTTGAGGTAGATAAAGCCATGAATAGCATGATGAAAATTGATGCTAAGAAGCAAGATATGGAATTAGATTTAAATGCTATGTTCCGCTTCATGGTTGAGAACTTTATTGTTAAAACAGAACCAAGTCTGTCTGCTATTGACATTTTAAGACTCACGCCGTATATCGGCAATCAACTAAAAGAAATTCTCCCAAACCCGTTTTCGGCACTTGAGGGGGATGAAGAAAAAAACGAAGACTAAGGAAAGTTGTTAGGGGAGGCGCAGGTTCTCCCGAAGACATTTCCTTATTCGTCGTCTATACTCTTTCTAAGGCCTTAGCGATAAGCCCCTTGGAAATATACAAAATGCCAGCCAGTATGGTTATTGACTTGCTATCTGTTCACAAAGTAATGGTTGAGTTGGAAGCAGAAGAGTATAAAAAGATGGAACAGCAAAGCAAAAACAAGATGAGATGAGCCTATGGGGAAGGGGATAGTAGCAACTGGCAAATTAAAGACTACTTTGGATGAAGTCACTGCGGCTGTCATGGCACAGTCCCGACAAGTAGAGGCTCTTAACAAGATGTTTAAAGCACAAATAGAGGCTACGAACAAAGTAGAAGAGGCTAATAAAGCACTGGAAAAGAGGGCTAAGTCTCTAAATCTTGAATTAGACGAAAGTGGAGAAATTATTGCTAAATTTAACAAGAGAACTGCTATTGCTACAAAATCTATTAAAGCATTTAGGGACCAAGGTAAAGCATTTAATTTTGGAATGCAGACACTTAGCGAATATACTCGGAATGGAGGAAATTCTCTTGAATATTTAGCACTGTTCTTAACAGGCACTCAAGAAGAATTGCGCTTAATGGGTCTTGAAGCGCAGAATGCCCGTAGAATAATGTATGGTTTCTTACCGCCCGGAATGTTTAGAGTAGTGAACAAATTCTCCGTTTTACTAAATGGTGTGGGTGGCTTCTTTAGAAGCCTAAGAAAAGGTGCAAAAGATACTGGTGATGAATTAGGTACATTTGGTAAGATTGCTCAAAAGATTTCAACTATCCCTATGATGAAGTTTGATGGTAAAGGATTTTTAAAGAAAACTTTTACTGAGGCCGGTAGAGTTGAAGAGTCTAAAAGAAGGCATAAGAATATAACCCGCTTACATCGAGATTATGGAAAACCCAGAACAGATTTTACAAGAAAGGAAATTCGAACACAAGGTAAGGGGGTTAAAGCCCAAGCCAAAATTGTTAAAGAAATGGAAGCGAAAATGCAATTTGAAAGTCGCTTGGGTGCAAACTTAAGAACAATATCTCCCGCAATGATGGCAAATGAAAGGCTTAAACTAAGATTCGATGAAATGGGACTTAAACTTGCTAAAAAAGCGAGAAAAGAAAACCTTGTTAGGACTAAAGTGGTAAAAGCCATAAAGAGGACTACTAAGAAAGTGGGGGAGTCTTTCTTGGATATTTCTAAACTAATCGGGGAGTTTGCGGGTAAAGCACTTATCTTTATGGGACAAGCGTTCCTTTTGGCTACTCTTCTTCTAATGGCTGTATATGTTATATGGAAAACAATAGGTACAAGTGTTGTAGAAGCCTTACAAAACATGTGGCCAGCAATTAAGGAAATTAGCAAGATAGCACTACTTGGCATATTAACGATAGGTGAGGGTATAGCCATGGTTCTTGGGGCCTTTGGTCCGGATGGCGAATTAGTAGATATTATCGAGGGCATGGTTATGATTGCAGGGGGCTTGCTCATTACTGCACTTGGCATAGTTTCAACAATAGTCGGAGGACTACTATTGATTGCAATGGATACTGCTTTTATCCTATTTGAGAGAGCAAAGGATTATGTCAATAAGATTATTAAAAAGCCCAGTGAATTCCTAAAGTCTATCCCTATTATTCTTGCTGTTATTGGCGCAATTGCGGCTATAATTTTCAGTGCTCCTGTTTGGCTTGTAGCAGTTGTTTTCATTGCTGTATATTGGCTTGCTAAAAGACTCCCCATGGTTGTTAATATGGTGTCAAAAGCAATTGGAAAGGCCATTAGAAAGGCCCTTAAGCCAAAATTCCCCAAATTAGACTTTATGGCGGAAGGTGGTGTTTCTGCTGGAGGATTGACAGTTGTTGGAGAGAAGGGTCCGGAATTGCTGAACCTTCCTAAAAACTCAAGAGTCCATAGCAATGCCGAGAGTAGAAGAATGGTAAAGGGCTCTTCTACTGTGAATAACTTCAACATAACAGTGAACGCAAGGGATTCTTCAAAAGCAGAAATGAGAAGAATGGCTGATGAAATCGGTAAGATGGTTTCTTCCAAGATTAACAGAACTACTTCATCAAGCAACTTTAGGTGATTACAATGGCAAGAGAGTTTTACGCATACTTGAAACTAAAGAATTTCAAAGGTACTGACTTAGAGGTTGATACCATTCCTCTACGGCTTACCAGTGTTGGTATTAGTGTAGACAAAACAATTCCCGCATTTCCTTTACCGTTAAGTGGATTAGCAACAGGAGAATCAACTACCTTGGCTTTAGATTTAGGAATGTCAAATAAAAGAATGAACTTAAGTGGGTTCATTGTATCTTCACGGCTCAAAAGAAGTCACACAACAGATGGTGGTGCGGCAAAGAGTCTTTTCTTTTCAGCCCATGAAATTGCACAAATGATTGCTTCGGGTGTAGATTCAACAGGTCTTGCAAAGTACCAAGCATTTGATGAACTTGTTATTCTTATGCCTTCTTTCGTAGACTCTAATTATGCATACCGTACTGGAATAGATACTACAAATCCTCACCTCACTACTGAAGACAACATTCCTTTAATTCCATTTACCTTCAAATCGAGAGGAGCCGCTAATAGCAAAGATAATACCTTTGTTGCACTAAGAAGTGCGTTTCCCGACTTACTTACAGATAGTGGGGTAAAGGGATTTATTGCGAGTTTTAGCCCCACCCTTTCAGCAGAAAGCGTAGAGATAGAATTTTCTATGGACTTCCAAGTAGCAACAGTATTACCATGAGGTGTTAATTTTGTCGTATTCTGTTTTCACTGGCGAACAAAAATCATTGGTTTTTCCAATCATGTGCAACGCTTTTGCTACAATCGGATACAGCGATAACATTGTAGATTCCGGAGTTTCCTCCGACACTACTGACGACATTACCTATGGCATTTGGGGACATACTGGCGACTTTACATTTGAGGCAGTGGTCACTCCTTATGACATAAATGGCTATGGCAGTATTTCGGGTTCCGGACATGGTTTGGTTCCTACAGGTGGAAGTTTGACAGCAAGTGCAAATAATACACTTTCTAATAGTAAGAAGATAATGTCGGCATTGAATGAAGATATTTTCACAGCAGGTACACAGGCCCAATGGCAGAACCAATTGTATCTTTCAAACACTGCGAGATTGACTCACGAAATGCGACTCTTTAGCAGTACCAATTTGCAAATTAGTTTAGTCAATTCAACTCTTCATAATGAGAACCAACCGGCAGAATATAAAATAAAGGTCGGTGTTAAACTCGGAAGCAACACCATGGAGTATTTTCAAAGGGAGTTGTCATAACAGCAAATGAAGAATCCCAATACTTTTACTCATCTTCGGAAGACGAGGTAGGTTTCAATGAAGATGGTAGAGCGCAGTATCGGGGAGTAGCGACTGTTTCTGCGGTGAACAGTGCCACACTAACGGTTTCTAACACAAACTATTTTTTTGACAATAACAGATTAGAACTTTTTATTCGGGACGGTCAAGATTTTGTTTCTATTGGATATATTGACAGTATTGGCGGTAGCGATATTCTTCTTAGCGGTGTGCCTTCTGTGACTATATCAACAAGTGCTCCAAACAATACCATTTACATCAAAGACACTCAAGAGCCAAACTATATCAATAACATGTATCATGTTGCTTGCTCTTGGAATGATACTGCACATGCCATTGACATTTTCTTAAATGGCCAATTAGTGGGTAGTGGCACCCATACTCGTACAGATTCCTTTACCTTCGCTAATGAGAATCTATATTTGGGGGCAACGGGAGGAGGTTCTACAGGGGCCAGTTCGGCTACGACCAATAAGCAATTTATGGGAGAGTTGCACGAAATGGCGATAACGAGTATTTCAAAAAGTGATTTTGGGGGCTTGTATAATTTATTGCCGAGTTATAATGAAACCCTACTTTACTTAAGATTTGAAGAGGTGGATGAGTAATGGCATTAACAGTCACCCCATCTATTAGTGAAGCACCAACGAACCCAAAGTTCACTTCGGGAGGAAGTTCGGTCTATACAAGCGGAGAAAGAATGTTTATGAGAGTTAGTCCAGAAATGGATGATACTTTTACATTAACACATTTTAGTGGGAATACTAACAGTTATGACAATTTGATTACAACTAAAGGATTTAGAATAAAATGCTATGATTCTTACAAAGCAGAAGGCATTTCTTTTGCTCCTGCTGACTTTGCTACAAGAAACTATTATGTTCTTTTACATTCCGATAATCATTTAGAGCACCATTTTGCAAGAATTACAGAAATAATTACAGAAGATGTTGCAGGTGACGCATTTGAGTTTGAGCCTAAGATTGGCAAAGAGATACCAAAGGGTAGTAAATTTATCATATTTACTGGGGAACTTAAGTCTTTAGAAGTTCATGCGGTATCTGCTGGAATTAAAAGAGAACTACAAGAAGAACTGGTTTGTTCAAGACCACTGTTTTACTTTCACAATGATAGGCTTGACAAAAAAGATGAGTTAAATCACAATAAAAAATACTATGCTACAATTAACGGAGGGACTGCAACAAGTTTTGCTTTGACCGCAGGTTCTTCGGGAGATAGAACAAGCATCACTTTTAGAACAGTCCAAGACTTTGGTAGCAGTCTTATTGATTATAGCAAGTATCGGCTTAAAATAAGTTTAACAGATAAATTAAGATTTTTAGATAACACCATTAGCGGAACAATTACTGTCAATGAAGGCCAGTCTATTACTGCCGATACTGACGATTATGATGAAATATTCCCAAACGCTCGAAGAGACACTAATGATTACATTCATTCCGGATTCAATACTGGTGGGCCATACAGATATTTGCACTACGATACTTCGCCATTGAAGGCTAATTTTGCTTATGGTGTGATGGGGCATGAGAACACAGAATCTGTTAATGGCAAGGGCGGCTTTGCTGAAACCCGAATACTTGATGCTGGAAGGATTATGCCAAAGAAGATTAAACCATTTGGCAAATATCGAGTAAGGCATTTGGTTCATAGAGGAGACTTGGAAGAATTCTTTGATGTTGGGGCAAGATACTCTTCAACCGCCGGAACTAATAGTTATGTCTTTGAAACAGATTATGACTTAGGAGCAGTTTTGAATGTAGGCGACGAAGTTAAGATTGACGACAAGATACTTGTTGTCGCCAGTGCTGGCATAGGTAGTTTCTCAAACAACAATCAAACGATAACATTTAATGCTAAAATAAGAGCCGAGAGCGACGGGCTTTTTGCCACTGCTACCCTTAGCCCTTCTTCGTCTGCTGTGCTCTACAGGAGGGCCTTTAATGCTACAGACAAGACTCTTCTTCTCAACATGGACTTGATTGACTCAAGGTTCTCTAAACTCTATGTCGGGTTCACTTCTCCAAACATGAATGACTTGTATGCTTCCGTCACTGCTTGTGACAAAAAGAAATCAATGCTCACTCTTTCATTCGCAGGTGATTCTTATACTGGAAACCCTATGAAATATGCTAACGGTTCTTACGCAGTGTTTGTCGAAAGATTCAATGGTGAGATTGAGCAAATTGACAGTGTTAAGGAGCAAGGGCAAACAATTATGGAAATTAAAGGAAGAGACAGGTTTAATAAATTACTCTCGCCCATTGTCAACACAAACACTTTGTTTTCGGAAGAAATTGTATATTCTTCCAACAGCCCGTATAATGATTTAGGCAATATCAAAAGCAGTACTACTCATACATTAGATTTAGGCGACACCACTTTCCAAACCGGTATTGTAGATAATACTGGTGATGGTGCGGCATTTGATAACTACCCTGTTGTAGGAACTAAACTCTTTACTGTTAATGGGTATATTGGGGAGGTGCTTACTTCATCAACATATTTTAGCGGTGCTACCAAAAGACAATACACAATTACCCCTTCTCAAACAAAAGTAGTTTCGGAGGCTGTTTTTATGGACCTCGAAAAGAACTACATTTTGAGTAAATCTTTAGGTTCTTCGCATTTGGCTACAAACAGCCCTACTTCCCTTACTGGTAGTGCTAACAAAGGAGTGTTCTTTACAAGTGGTTCCCAAATTAGACAAGTGGCAGAAACATTAAATGGCGTTGTTCACCCAATCGGTGCCGACGCCGATTCTTTGGTAGGGAGCAGTAGCAATACTAATTCAAAAGCATTGGGTTATTCTATTAACGGCCCTAATGGTATCTCTAAGGATAGGGCTTTCCAAGCCAAACTACATGATGAGTTTGGTTCTTCCTCGCCTTCCACATTTGAGGTTGCTAACACACTAATAGATTATGAAATAGTCTCTATTAGCAAGAAAGACAATTCCACAGATATTGAAATTGCTCCCTATGTTCCAATTACATTGGGTAGAAAAGTAGACTACCATTTTGAAACAAGCGAATACACCTTTACCCAAGCAGGTACAGTGACGATTACAAACTCCATAGATACCAAAGGAGACTACTTTGTGGTTATTGATTCTACAGCCGCATATGCTCTAAAGGTAGGTACTCCTATGTTTGTGGGAGATGATAAAACATTTGTTGGAAACATTGTAAGTGTTCAGCCAAGAAAAGTCAGTGGTGGGAGCGATGCGACTCTTATCGGCCTTGACCGAGATGTGTATAATTTTTCCGTGGGTGATGTTGTTTATTCTGCAAGTAAGCCCACTAATGATTTAGCAGTTATCAATGGAATGCACTTATGGGGAGGAAAGATTCTTTCTCACCCTCATCCTCTTATGAGTTCTACTTATGGAGTAATACCATTGAATGCTGAAAACATTAACGGTTCTGGGGATTACACTTCAAAGCATGGTCAAATGATGTATAAGGCAACAGGATTGGTTATTGGTAATTTTGATTTAAATGTCAAAATGATAAATCCCGCCGCAGGAATTATCGCTACAAACACCTTTGACGACTTCACTAACCCTACAATCTATAAGAATAGAAGCCTATTAAACTATTATCTTTCAACATACCAGTTTAAACCAAATAGTGGCTCAACTAATTTAAATGAGTTTGATAAAACAGACTCTTCATATAGAACCTTCCCATTAGATTTTAGAGGCCATACCAGTCCTTTCGGTTCTAATGCGACAGATGTAAGAATACATAAGACAGACAGTTCTGTTTTGGCTACAAGTTTTTCTGCTTCGCTTTGGAAAAACTCATTCTGTTATGCTGACCCTTCTGCTCTAAGGCTATTCTTATACATCAATTCAGACTTACAACCATACAGTGCATTAAGAACAGACAGTTTAGCACATTCTAATAGTGGTGCTTCTACTAAGTCTTTAACAAACTATAGCATGCTTTTATTAGAAAATAAAAAGACAAAAGATGCTGAAGTTTTTAGCGGAAGTAGGTTGGGAATTAAAGATATTAACTTCCAAACAATAAATTTTGAAAGCGAGCAAGATGTTTCTCAACTAAAGAACTTTGGTCTTATGAGACTAACAGAAGTATGTTTTGATTTTTTATATAACCCTGTTAATCCGGAAAAACCAATTACCCAAATAGAAAGAAAATTTAACAGCGTTCCTTTCCAAGGAGACTTTACTGCCATCACTAACACTGTATCCTCTATATCCGGAACAACTATTTCTTTTAACGGAAGTGCCTTTCAATTAACCGCAGACGACTATTTATTCGATGCTACGAATGGAAGTTTAATTGGCCAAGTTCAATCAACAGCAACCGCTACAAGCCACACTTTGAAAGCAAATGGCTATTTGACTAATAATGGAAATGCGGCAACCACTGTTGCTAAGTTTGTTCTTAAATCCCACGATTATTACGGCAGGTCAAAAGAAGATACCTTTAGTCGAGCAGGTGACAATGAAGATGCAATTCATCCATTAAAGTGCGTAGTTGTGCCAGACTATTGCCAATATAATCCAAACGGTGCGGGACAAATCACACTGCCTACGGACTATGAAATAGATTTGCCAATTTGGATGCTAACGACGGAGCATACTGAAATTATTGACTACGATTACAATGCGATTCGCCCCCTATTCCACCTCACTACAAATAAATCAAATAGTGCAAGGCACTATGATGGCCTAATTGGTGTTGCTCTTGACAGGTTCGATGTTGAAACTGGTGGCAGATTTAAGTTAGAAGAAGGAGAGACTACACAAGTTTTGGTAGGTAAAGAAACCATTACCACTAACAGTGGTAATTTTACGCACTTTGGTATGAAAAGCGGCACCCACTACAAGGGACTAAGAAACCATGGAGATACTGGCACAAGCGACGAACAGACCTCCGACCCATTCCCTGTAGATGGGGCATATATGGTATTCAAACCGAGGCTTTGGGTGGGCACTTTATCAACTGCCACAGTTAAGTCTTCTAATGGTAATTTAAACAAGGCTACTTTTAGCACATCTGCTGGAGTAAATCACTTTCTTAATTTTATTGATTTAACAGGATGCTACTTAGTTCCAGAAAAAGGTAAAAATTTAAACAACACTACCATAACAACAGGTAGTGAAACTTTGTCAAAGAGAATGGTAAGTGTTGCTCCAGACGAACTTATTTATGTTGTTTCACACGAAGTCGATAGCAGTACCATAAGTAATCACGAAATTCTTACTGATACGATTTTAACTGCTAATACTGCCTACCGAGTGATGCAACCAAACGAGACTTGCCTGTATGACTTTTTCCCAAACGATATTCACTTAAATGTCCTTAAGCCACAGTACACCAAGAAAGCAAATAAAAATGAAACCTATTCCTTTAAGTCGGCATATGAATATCAAGAGGGAACTCTCGGTGGAAATAATTCAGTAGAGAATGAAGGGGTTCTTTCTATGTTTGTTGCCATTGATACAGACTATGCCTCCCAAGATACCGGTTTAGTTATTAAAGACAGAAGACTATTTTTTAAGAACTTACTCCCCGAAGGAGAATACAGTATGTATTTTAGTGATGGAGACAATGGTGAGAAACTCGCAGTCGTTAGCAATCAAGACTACTCTTTTAGTGTAGATAAGCAAATAAATGCTAAAGGCATAGTTTCTGTATCACAGCCATTTACTGTGTCTTCTTTTACAGAATTAAAAATTAATCCTACAAGGGCCGCTATTGGGGCAACGGCTACAGTTTCTTTAGAGTCGGAAGATATTGTAAATGAATTGTTAGAAGAAGAAGGCCTTGTCTTTACAAAAACCCCTACTGACTACCCTATGTATTTGGCACCAAACTATCAAGGAATTGATTTATTCTCCGCCATTAAATTTGCATTAGATAAGAAAGATATGAGCCTTGTTGAAGAAAACGGTACTTTTGTTATCAAACCAAATACTGATTCTTCCTATTATAACCATATTACAATTACTGATTCTGGAGAGTTTAGAATCTTTGAGTTTGGAAAGACTACCACGCTCTTCGACTTCTATAATGAAATCATAGTGTATGGGAACGCTCATAGAAGTGTTAGACGGGACCTTCGCTCAATACAGAAAAGGGGAAGAAAGAGCCTTGAAGTCGTAGATGATTCTCTATTATCTCAAGAAGAAGTAGACTCAAAGGCCTATGATTTGCTGAATTTACATTCTCGTTTAAATGAAAAAATATCTTTAAAAATTGGTTCTTTTGGATTGACACAATTAAGAGCGGGAGACATAATCAATGTGGAACTCGTTCAAGAAGGGATTGAATTATCAAGATTCATAGTTCTACAAGTGACTCACGAACTTACGGGCTTAATGACATTGGAATTAGGGAGATATTCCAAAGACCTCTCCGACCTTTTTTCCGAACTTATTATTTCTGGAAAGAAAACAAATGCTTTTCTTAGAAGCAAAAAGTTTGAGGAAAAGGTAAATGCATTCAGTTTCTTAGATACAGTAAGTGTAAAAGAATTAAAACTATTGGTTAGGACAAGAACTTCGGGAGGCTCATCTTTAGGCTTTACTACGACTTTAGGATTTACAAAAACTCTTGGTTTTGGAGGCTCTTCCATAACCATTACAAATTTAATTGAAGAGGACTTAGCATGATAACAGATAAACTGAAAGAAGAAATTGCAACATATATTAAAGACAGCCTGTTTGATACTGCAAAGATAGGGCTTGGAGGAAACTCCACCAATCCAGTATCAAACGACTTAGATGTAGCCCTTTCTGTGACACCTACCTTGGTCAAGACAAAATCTACCGCTAATGTTATCGAGGCAAAAATCTCAATTTCCGGTAGTGTCATACAGGGAAAGGTGATAAGGGAAGCCGGATTGTTCAATGGTAGCGACATGGTACATAGGCTGAACTTTGACGGAGTTGGCCCATTTTCATCAACAGAAACATTGGAAATTTTTGTTCTCATGGAGGTAGAGTGATATGGTAAGCAATCCTAATTTTTACGGACAAAGCACACACGGTACGCCGAGCCAAATTGAAGACGGCGTAGATTTTCCACATTCCGGAATTATTAAGGCTCTTTCGGATGGATTAGGTCAAAACTATGCTATTAGTGGTTTTGATATTACAGTGGATAGTGCTACACAGATTGATGTTGGGTCCGGAGTTATTTTTAGAGACGGTAAAAGAGTGGCTATTTCCGCAGTCCCAAATTTGACTCTTTCTGCTTCTCACACAAATGGCTATCATTTGGTGGTTGTTGAAAGTGACGACGACATTGTTTTGAAGACACCAAGCGAACCGGATAAAGTCCCTGCATATTCTTCGGGAGACACTATTGTTGCTGTTGTCACACATAATGGAACTACATCAATACCAATACAATACCTAACTGTTAATAAGACAGAAAACAGCGTTAGTATTGGTAGAAACAATGGTGGGACATACACCGAAGTAAGTGCTATTACTGGTACAAGTGACGGACTATTTGTTTCCGGTATTGGTACAGCGACAGTAGCAAGCGATGATAAAGTCTTGATTCAAGATACTGGTTCTTCCGATGTAATCAAATCAGTCACAGCCGCTTCAATTGCCGCATTAGCACCTCAAGGTGACATTACAGGAGTTGATTTAAGCGAAGGTGCAGGTATTGATATTGCTTCGGAAACCAATACTACAAGTGGAGCCTATTCTGCTACAATCAATTTAGATTTAACAGAAGTAATTGCATCGGATGGAGCCAATAGAGTTCTAACTTCGGATGGGGATGGTACATTAACTGGAGAGGCAAACATGTCTTTTGACGGAAGTACTCTAACTGTCACAGGTGATGCTAAAATTACAGGTAATACATTTCAATCGTACATAGACTTTGGAGATGATTTATCAGTAGGATGGTACACTTTTGCCGTTATTGAGGGAAGAAGTGGAGGTTCTGCGAGCGGTACGGGAGGAACTCAACAAAGAGGTATTGGTAATTTCATACTTAGAGAAGATGACAGTTCAAGACACCAAACAGTTAAATTGACGGCTTCACATCTATTTGGAGCAGGTAATTCTAACGGTATAGCAATTGAACACTGTTCTTATTTCTCTACTCTTGGTATTACTCAATTTAGAATTAAAGAAAGCGGTACTTATGATGGTGCGGCTTTACAAGTCTACATTAACGACGCAACAAATGACATTGATTGCTTTTTACAGAACAACTTTCACGACGATGGTTGGATTT